ATATTTGTGAGTATGCAGACTTTCTATTTTTATCTTCAGCAACGATCCTAAATCTAACGACCCTAGAATTTGAAGAGGTTACTTTGCCAAGCAAATCTTTTTTAATAATAACATTTTTGATTCCCTTGTCAGCCATTATACAACATCCAAAGCAAATCTAAACTCAATATAATTTGTTGTATTTGCTGATTTTACAATAGGCTTTGACGCTATGCTCTTAATTACAGAGTAACCAGTAAGACCGTACAGTGAGTTTGTTGATGTAATATTTTCAAGTCTTAAACCATCTAGGCAAACATAGAATAGGTCTGATGGGGATCCAGCCTCAGTAACACATGAGTAAATTTTTACAGAGGCTGTTTCTCTCCAGTCAAAGTTATCTGTCTTGTTTAAATCTTTAAGTGCTTTTGTAGCCACAATATACCTATTGGTTGCAAAGTTTTCTTTTTCTGTTGCTGTACCAGCAAGGTATCCTTCGTCATCAATATTTACTTCAAACCTAGCATATTCCTGAGTTGCGTTTAATCCTGCATGAGAAAATTCTAACAATATTTTAACATTGTCTGGTATTGTGTTTGAGTTTGCAACCTTGTTAACAACAGAAAATGCAAGCCTTAGTTCGTCCAAAGGACTGTTCTTAGTAAGATCTACGGTTGTTTCATTAAGTCTAATATATTTAGAGCCTGTTCCAATCTGAATCTTTCCTAAAGAGTTTGTTGTTAAAGTAGAATCATTTCCAACAATAGCAATTATGTTATTTAAAAACCTACACCTTTCGTGTCTTGCTACTCTATCTGACTGTGTAAAAATTTTGTTATCTGCGTTTGTTGCAAAAACATTAACTGTTTGATTTATTATACCGTTTTCAGATTCTCCATCAAGAGGACCATACCTGACTGGTATATCTATTGCAGCAGATCCAAATGGCTGATATAGCCAGTTATCTGTTTCTGCAAATGAAAATATGTTTCTACTATCAAAAGATCCAGCGACTGGGTTTGATGCAGCAGAAAAGATTCCTACCTCTGTGATCTCGTATCTTTCTTCTGTTGGTAGTTCTGCTGTTAGGACTACTTTGTCTATACCGTTTTCATTTACGAAACCCCTAGATATAATTGGAACACGAAACATCTCAAAGTCCAAAGACTTCTTTTGTGAGTAGTCCTGAAATGCCCCATCTGAAGCCACTGGGGTGGGCCCACAGCCCACAGCAATGTGAGACGCATATGATTGAGTCTGTCCTACAAGATACTTGGCTAAAAGATTTTTACCTATATTAGTTATCATTAATTGCTCCCATCATATATTGTATCATCAAAAACTTCTCCACTAGACAAAATCTGAATCTCTACCTGTTCGTTTTCTTTAACATTAACTAGATTAATAATCAGGTCTCCTGTTAATGGGTCGATATATACAGATTTACAGTTGGGGACTTTGGTCCACTTTGTTCGATCTGGCTCTCCAGCCTTCTCAACTAGATCATACCCAGTACCGCAGATTGGAAGGTGGTCAAATATAGAAAGCGATAAAGACTTAAAGTAAGAGTCAGAAGACTGTAACCTTAAAACATTGTTTGGATTGTACTGTAAATAAAGGTCTGTTAGGTTTTTAATTGGGGCATAAATAACCTTTTGACCATTTATCAAATCATGCCTAGATATGGTTGCAAGTTCATACCCACCTATATCTTCAAAGATAAGGTCTGTCATTATTTCAATAGACATAGTGTCATCATTAAAAAGAATTAAATCTGGCGTTGCAATTTTTACTGAGTCATTAGTAGTTGACACCAGGGCTTTGGGAAGCGATGCTGTTGCCTCTACGGATCCACCGCCATCAATTTGATTAATCATTATAAAACCTCACTTAAAAATAGTTTCATATCTGGCCCATCAGAATTTCTTGCAAACTCTATGTTGTAGACAACAAACCTATTACTTGAATTTGAGGCCATGCTAACACCATTTTCTTTATAGTCTAAACTAACAATATCTCCAAGTTGTATAGTTGGTATGGAGAATATCTGAACACCAACAGACTTTCTTGGCTTTGTTGTTTTTTCAACCATCCACTTCATTAGGCTTGATGCCTCATCTTGTGACTGAATATATGGTGTATCTAAAGAAAAATCTTTTTTGCCATACGTCATTCTGCTTAGTTTAATATCTTGATAGTCTTGTTTAAACTTATATGGGTTTGAAATTAGTTTATCAGCAACAAACTGTGGGTTTGACTCAAGACTGTTTTTATTAAAGTATTCATCAACTGTTAAGTTATTGTCTGACTGCTGAGTAAACGTAATTCCCTGAACTCTTAAATAGTTTCCACTTGTTTCATCTAGGCTAAGCGCTGTATCTGTTGCATTAAAAATCATAAACTCTGCACCATACGATCCTGCTCTAAAACCAGAAACCACATATCCCTTTATCTTATTAAATGTTGGAGAAATCTTTGCAGTCAAAGCAGGATAGGCTTTATCATATTTAAAATTAAACACTGCTGCCTCTCTCATGATGCTTCCAAACTCTTCAAAATATATATCATACTTTGGTGGCTCTGAAGACCCAATGCCCGAAAGGTATGTATTTTGAATCAGTCCACTTATTGCATACTTTCTAAATGACTCATTTGCATCAACCTCGTTATCTCCAAAGACTGAGTTAACTGGTACCCCTAAAGAAAAAGATGTGTTCTGAGAATAGTTGTTGCATAAAGCATAAACATTTTCAAACATTGCTCTTGAAGATCCTCTTGTAAATAATGCCATATCTGAGTATATTGGAAGTGGATCATTATCATCTACTGTCTTTATTAGTCTTCCATTCATGTACAAATAGAATCTTCTTGTCTTTCCTATGTCTTCATATTCTACTGCTAAGTCATATACCGTTGGATTTTCCTCAGCAAACATTCTGGACTGCCCAGTAAATCTTCCATCGTCAACAGTAATCTGCGCTAAACCATCCCATAGTCCGACTGGTATTGCCTTGCCATTATCAGACTTTACCTTATAAAAGAAAACATTGCTAACGCTCTGCCTATCTGTTTCTGAAAGATTTCCTAAACCAAGCGCTGCTATTTCAAAGTAGTATCCAACGTTTGTTGTTGGATTTAACATTACTGCCAGTCCACCAGAGCCACCAGCAATATTAATATTTTTATCTGGAGTAGATCCATTAACAACATAGTAAGTCGACGAACCATTTGATGTTTGTCCACGATCTGCACTGCTCTCTATCTTGCCAACAATTCTCATTCTTGTTCCAAAGTGTTTATACTTTTTACCTTGCAATGATTTATGAACATAGGAAATAAAGTTTCTTGGCTTTTCTTTTGTAGTAAAGTTTGGCCCAGTCAAAGAAAGGGCAGATGCTTGAACTGATCCAGGAAGTTGCTGTGTGCTTGTTGTTATTTCACCAACAATGGCTGTTGACATAAAGTTTTTAATAATTCCAGTTCTAGACGATGTTCTTGCCAAAGCATCTGAAGATACTGAAGTATCTGTTAGTTTTCCAGCAGAAGCAACTGTTGTTGCAGATGGGACCTCTGTTTTTTCAAAAAGGTGCTCTGAAGACATGTAGCAGCCTTTTATGTTGTCATCTGATTTCCAGTAATCAGATATACCAGCAGAGTGCGCCACTACTGTTGTTCCAAACTGTCCACGACCATGCTTTACAACTGGACCGTTTTGCAATTTTACAACTCCAGATTGCTCAAAGTATTTTGGCTCAGAATAAATTCTTACAAGGCCAGTTGGATATATCTTTCCATTAAATGGTAGTTTGGAGAAATAATTTTGATAATCTTCTGTAGAAGTTATCCATACATTTCCAAACCCAGTGACGTTATACTGAACAGCATCATACTTAATAACTTCGCCTTGTGAGTAAAAATATCCATTGTATCTGGTAATCCAGTATGCTGCCTCACCAAGACTAAATGTGTTGTTGATTACAGTGTTATTTTTTACAACTGGAACATCTGCCGATAGATTAGAGTTTAGGGGTATTGCGCTTAAAACATATGAAGACTGTGTACCTACTTCACCATTAACAGATTTTGTATTTTCTGTTCCAGAAACTTCCCATAAAAGAACAGGTTTGTATGTGTAGTATCTTTCTTCATCTAATAGACTTGCCTGTCTTAAAGATCCTATAGACCTTTGTATGTGTCTTGTTGTGTAGTTTATTACTCCGTCGTTGTATACGTTATTTGGCTGTACTGAAACAGAAATAATGTTTGCAATTTTTGCTTTATCAAGTGTTTTGTTTTTAACTTCTCTATCTAAAAATAAATCGTTCGTTCCTTTTAATTCAAATGTAGTTGGTCTTTGTTCTACAGTTGGCATTATGTAATCTTTGCTCATCATAACAAAATTGTTATATTCATCAAAGAACATCGCTGTCTGTGTTGATACTGCCAAGTCTTGCAAAACTTCCGCAACACTTTTATCTGGTCCAACAAAGAAGTATGGAATTATTATTTCCTTTTCATTTGCAACTCTTTTAAATGTGTAGTTGGAAAAACCTACATGATCTAGCAAAAGAGATACTGCCGAACTAACAGAAACCTCTGTCATTAATATTTGTGGGGCAGTTATTGATTCTAAGTACCAATACATATCTCTTAAAGAAAGAGACACTGTTTTGCCCATCAGATCCTGCTTAGGAAATGAATCTGAATATAGTGTCTTTATTGGAACGTAGTAGTCCCATCCGTCTACATCAACAATAACTTCGTAAAACTTAAACTGAACATGTCTATTTATGTACTTTGCTATTATGCTTGATGGGTTATTTTCGTTAAATGCTTGGTCATAGTCAAATATATTTATAGCACCATTTGATGCAATCAACTGTCCAACTGGCAAACCGCTAAGTCCTAGATCAGATGCGCTCTTATTTATTGAGTAGTCTAAGGTTTTGTCAGAAAGATTTGCAACTAGTCTTGGTGATATTTCTATAAGATCAAACGTAGAATCTTTTACATTCATTGTATCGACAACAACTCTTATTCCAGAAATATACTCAAACTCTCTGTACTGCGCTTTGCCATCTATAGATTTTATAAATACATTAGGAGATGTTGCATCAGTAACAAAGTTTGTTAATCTGTTTACTGTTTCATCTTGTACGTACCAACCATACATTGGTGTTATAACAGTATAGTCACTACCATTCCAAATATGAAATTTTCCTATGTCGTTTTCATTTTCTTTAATTAAATATGCATAGCCAAGCACTGATTCCTCGGGCAAAAGAGATATGCTTGTATATATTTCAGCAAATACAAAATTTGATACCCACTCATCTGGAACAACTAGTCCGTATGCAATTTCAACATATCCATCACTTTTAATAACTGGAGAGCCGTCTGCTCTTCTTATTGCTGGATTAAACTTGATAACGTCTTCCCAGTTTCCATCTTTTAAAAATTGTATCTTCCATCGTGCTGGAGTTTTTTGGTTTAGTTCTCCAAAGAATGGATCAGCAAAAGCACCTGTTGGGGA